TACTAATTATTAATAACCATGGTAATGGCGTTTTCTTAACACTAATGCCCGCATCTTTATACGAAAATTTTGTAGGAGGTGGGGGTTTATTATCAGAACTTTTAGAACTATTTCCACTACTACCCGTATAAGTAATTGGAGGTTGTGTAAAATCACAAGGTATTGAATTTGGCATTAAATTTGACACTCCATTTAATTTTTTATTTTTAATATAAGTTGAATATAAAGTATTACATGATAATGATTCACTATCATTTGTTGAATTTCTAAGTGGTTTTTGTGCTAATTCAAATACATATGCATTACCTGTTGAAGATGCAGGTACTGATGGATCAATTGGATTTTTAATCACAACTGCATAACAAGTATCTCCTTTATTAATACATTCAGCTAACGCTGCATTCAATCCTGTAAGAAATGTATTATTATTATGCGTACCTGTTTCATCCATACTATCTTGAAAAGTTACTGGTGTAATTGCATTTGTTTTAGGATCTTTTGTAGTAACTGGTATTATTTTACCAGATGTATCTGCTGGTAATTTGTACATTTTTAAAGTAAAATCTTCATAAATTTTTTTATTGATCGGCGGTGGTGCATTAGGATTACTACTGTCAACAGTAGAACCACTACTTGATGAAGTTCCAGATGATGTAGATCCAGCAGGACCAGATGGACTATTTGTATCACCTGAAGTATTTACAGAAGGATCAAATTCTCCAGTAATACGGTTTGGAAAAAAAGCGAGATCAAAATGTTCAAAAACAGAATTTATATTATTATGTTCAAAATTTATATTTTTTCTCATAATAATAAAAAATATAAATATTTATTAAGTATTGGAATCAAATGATCCAATCATATTGACAAATAAATTACCTTTTTTTATCTTATTTAATAAATTATTAATATCATTTAATGTTGTTTTTTCTAACATGGATAAAATATCAGTAGGTAAAATTTTATCATTATTTAATGCCATATGTCCATAATAATATAAATAATCTTTAGATGTTTGAAATGAAAAAGATACTGTATTATTTAATGATTTTTTAGATGCAATAAAATTAGATTTCTTAATTTTTTTATTTAATATTATATCTAATATAATATTTAGGCATTCTTTAATTTTATTTGGATCTGCATCTATTTTAATAAAAAATAATCCATTATAAGAATCTTTTGTTTTAATTAAAATATTATCACTATCTACACCATAACATAAACCTCTTTTTACACGTAATTCTTCAAATAACAAACTTATAAAATTACCAGTTAATATATGATGGAGTAAAAATAAATGGATTTTTTCTTTTTCTGTAATATTTTTAATAAATAAACTAATCATCATAATTGTTTGTGTTGCATTTTTAATTGGATGTAATAGCATTGAAGGTGATGATATATAATCTTTAAATACAAGGTCTGATGTTTTTTGACCCGTTCTAGGATATTTATTAACAAGAACACTTATATATTTTTCAATCTCTATATAATTCATATTACCAATAATAATAAATACAGAATTATCATAATGATAATATGTATCAAAGAATTTTTTTAATGATTTAGCATTAATAGAATTTAATGTATCAATATTTCCAATAATAGGTAGTGCATATCCTTCATGTCTATCAGTATAAATTTTTTTAATAGTTGTTTCAAATAATTTTTTTTTATAAGACATTGAATCACCTTTCATTTCTTCAAATATAACTTCTCTTTCTTTATCAACATCTTGTTGATCAAATATTGGTTGAGTAAAAATCATAAATAATAATTGTATAATATCTTTTATTTGTTTACTATTTCCATGACATTCATAATATGTATGATCCCTTGATGTTGCAGCATTATAGGATATTCCAATTTCATCTAATTTATTAGTCATTTTAGGAGAAAATTTATTTTTTTTAAATAACATATGTTCTAAAAAATGAGAAATACCTCTATTTTCTATAGATTCATATGCACTTCCAATTTTAACAAAAAATCCTGCAGAAACTACATAAGAACAAGGAAAATTTACTAGAATACATTTTAAGTTATTAATATGTGTTACATATGGTTTTGGTAGTTTATCCATAATATAGTATTTAAAAATTTCCAATTTTTATTCTTTAATAGATCATAATAAAAATTTCCAATTTTTATTCTTTAATAGGTCATAATAATAGATCATAATAAAAATTGAAATATAAATATTAATTAATAAAATATGTATTAGTCACGAGAGTCAAAATGAATGGTCAAACGTATGCACAAGCATTAGAAACTTCATTATTATTATTAGCAGGAAAAACAAGATTACCTCCTAAATTAGAAATAAAAGAGAAAAAAGTCGATGATACTGAATCAATGATTTCTATGGAACTAGATATTCAAGAATATATTAAAAGTAAAGGAAATTTTAATAAATTATTGCATGATGCAGAAATCAAAAAAGTACTGCTAAGTGATATTATAGAAAAAATAAATAATTTTGTATTTGAAATTAAATCATCTTATATTAAATTATGGGAAGCATTTATTTCAGGTAATTATAATGAGAAAGAATTAAAACCAATAGTAGATATTGTAATTTCAAAAATTAATAATAAAAAAATTAAAACACAAGTAGGAAGTTCAATTAGAACTAAATTAGATAAAGTTATTAAAACAATATTAAATATAACACCACCATTTGTTAGTATTTTTAGACATGATGCATTTGAGAAATTAAGTAAATCCGAACAATTAATTCAAACAAATATTGATAGATTGAATATAACGCATACTACTAGATTAGATACATTTTTAGATGTATTTAATCTAGTAAATGAAGATGATACATCAATTAAACAATTTTATAGTGAAATAATTCAAATTACATCACCAGAAATTAGAAATGATTATTACAATAAATTATTTTCATGTATTTTACAAGATTTAACAATTAAAGTAGGAGAAAAAACAAAACTAACAGTAGAGTATAATATAGTATTTGAACATATTTTCATACAAATCTATTTATATATGATTACAATGGAACCAATAAAAAAAGTACTTCCAATTGTAGATACTTATTTACATCTAAAATCAATTAATTGGTTTTCTTATCAAGTTAATAATTTTACTACTAAATTACATCCAAATTGGAATTTTAAATCAAAAGGATTTATTTTTGATCCATGGCAGATAGAAACAATTAATGCAATTGATAAGAAAGAAAATATATTATTAGATCTACCAACCTCTGGTGGTAAAACATGGATGGCGGCACATGCAATTAGAAACAATCAACGTGTGTGTTATATTGTTCCAACAGAAGCACTTGCATATCAATTAACTGGTATAATGCTTGCATCATTAAATGATATTGAAAAAACAGGAGAAACGCCAAGAAATGTGAGACAAGAAACTGCAAACTTTTCATATAAAAAGTTTCCTGAACATACAGACGATATTATTATTGCAACACCAATTGAATTTTGGAATCTACTATCTACTAAAAATATAGATCCTAAATTTGATTATATCATTATAGATGAATTTCACATGATTACTGATAATAAAATTGGTGTATATATTGAATATATATTAAAGTTTGCACTTTGGTATAAAATTTCGATTATGTGTTTATCCGCAACAATTCCAAATTATTTGGAGACAAAAGCATGGATTGAAAAATTATCTGGTAAAAATATTTTTATGGTTAATGAAAGAAGACGATTTTTTAATCAAACACGTATGACAATTAAAGATAATAAATTACTTATATTAGATCCATTACAACATATGACAAGTGAAATTGTAAAAAGAAATGATTTTACACATATTGGATTATATCCAAAAGAAATAGTTTCATTGTATAATAAAGTTCTTGCAAAAGAATTTCCAATAGATGAAAAAACAGTGAGTTTAGTAACTTTAGATAAATTAGATAAGATGGAACGTGATATTTTTACTCATCTTAAAAAACAACCAAATGAAAAACTTGAATCCATATTTAATAATAAACCAAATATAAATTTAGATGATTTAAATGCATCTAATGAATTAACAACATATAAATTATTTTTAATTTTGAAAGAATGTAAAAATAGAAAAATGACTCCTGCGTTAGTATTTAAGAGAGATTCTAAAAAATGTTTGGATATATATTATAAAATGATTACGATGTTAAAAGAATTAGAAATATTAGTATATGGTAATTTTAGAGATATTAATCATATTATTGAATTATATAACGAATCAGTAGAATCTAATTCTGAGAATCTAGAAATTGATAAGAAAAAAGATAAAAGAACAGATAAAAAATCAACTGAAAATACTGGTGAGAAAAAAGACAAATCGGATGAACTTATTACTATTGAAGATCATAAAGATAAAATAAAAGAAAATCTATTTAAAACTTTTCGTGTTGAACTAGAAGAATTTTATAAAAATTATGTTAATGAAAAAATAAATAAGGCAGAAATTACAGAGTTCAATCGTATATATGGCGCTGATATAACCGTAGAATTTATTAAACAAACTAGAACTAAATATGCAGCTAAAGAATTAAAGTGTTGTAATTCTCCTGATAATATATTTCCTAAAGATACTTTCACACCTCACCCAGATTATAGATTAATCAATACTGGTGCAAATTATAATGAGAAGAAAAAAATTTATCGTAGTGTTAACTCTTCTATTAAAAGAGATAATATGTTACAAAAAGATAGAAGTAAACATGTAGAAAAAGAAAAATATACAGATCCATTTATGACAGGTATTGAATATGGGATTTTATGTTATAATAAATTACTGAATCCTGCAATTCAAAGAATGTGTCAACAATTAATTAATGATCACCTATTTATTACATTTACAGATGAATCTCTCGCTGTAGGTATTAACTATCCAATCAAAACAGTTATGCTTTTAGGTGGTATTGACGGTGATCCAATTGAAGAGATAGATAATGTGTATGCTCATCAGGCGTGCGGTCGTGCTGGTCGCAGAGGATTAGATTCAGAGGGATTTATTATTTATGCAGGTGTTAATATTAAAAATATTTTAATACCATCTTATACATTAATTACTAGAAATCCAATTGATAAATTACAAAATATATTTTGTTCTCATGATTCAGAGGAATTTAAAAAATTTATGATGGATGAAATTAGATCAGAGATAAATGAAGAATTATGGTCACCGACATCTATTATTGATTTTGATAAGATTGCAAATGAAATGTTTTTACTTCAAACAACCGGATATAGTGAAACAACATTTGAAGATGAGGATACAGGTAATGCTAAAAAAATTATAACTGTTGAAAAAACTAAAACGTTTGAAGAAATTAAAGCGGAATTAATTTCTAGACATACAACCAAAGTAAAAGTTAAGGTTGTATATAATAATACTTCTAATGAACTATATGATACATATGTAAAACCGGAAGAAGAAAATGTACCTGTAAAAATAGAAATAGAAATGAATACATATGATAATTGGGAAGATGCAGCAGATGAATTATTAAATGAAGATAATAATAATAACAAATTAAAAGAATCTATTAAAAATGTTGAATCATCATTTATGTAAAAAAAATATTTATTTAAAAAAATATTAATCTTCTAATTTAATTTCACCAGGTATTACAATTCTATAATCTATATCTTTACCAGATGTTATACTGGGTCTAATAATTTTAAATAGGTCTCCAATTTTTGCACCATAAAATCTTGCAACAGGATCATTTATTAGAATTTTTTTCATATCTCTAGGATGATGATTAAATGTAGAAAAATATAAATCTTTTTCTTCAACAGATAGTAAATAATGTGGTGGTACTAAATTATGATCAATTATTACTATCAGTAATTCATCAATTGTAAATACTTCTGTATTTTGATATTCTAAAATTTGTTTTATTGCTCGATCACTTAACTTATTAATAATTATAAACTTATGTGCATCTTGATTTTTATCTAGAAAATTTTCAATTGAAATTTCTTTCTTTATTGTAGTTAAAAAAGATGATATAAATTTAATTCCATATTTTTTTTCACCAAGAGTAAATAACATTTCATCATCATTTATTTTATTTTGTAAACCTGCATAAATTTCATTTATAGAAGATGTTGTATATTTTCGTTCAACTAAAATTCGACAAAGGGTTTTGATTACTGTATCTATCTTTGTTTTTCTATTTATTACAATATCATTAGTGTTTAATAATTGTTTTTTATGTTCAATTTCTGTCGCCATTTATTAAGATTTATATATTACTATTAATATATATTTATATGAAATATTATTTTCAATATTATAAAAAAAATGATTTATTTTGGGGACTCGGTATTGAATGTGAAAGTTATTTTGAGATGTCAAAACGTATTACAGTTACAAAAGAGTTCATCTTAAATAAACATAAATCTCAGAGATATAGTGTTGATTACTATACAAGTTATGAACCTGCATTGTTTGACGCTGCCATGAAAACATTAACGTCTAAGGCAACTAATCACTCTCTTCCTCTTTTACTGAATGCGCATGTATTGACAA